CATGAAGCCAAGCCCGCCGATGACGACAAGGCCGAAGACGAAGAAGACCAGCGCCGAGACGATGGACTCGGCGAATGCGAGCCACACGCAGGCGGCGATGAGCAAGACGAGCAAGACGCTTTGCATGGACTGACTATAGACCGATGAGCCCCGCCGCGCAACTCTCGATTCTGCTCACGCTGAAAGACCTCGCCAGCGGGCCGCTGGCGCGCTTTGGCGAAGTCTTGCAGCAAACCTCGACCAAGCTCGTGGCGATGGGCGAGGCGGGGCGCATCGCGGGCCGCGCGATGATGGACATGATGCGCGGGCCGGTGACCGCTTTCGCCGATGCCGAGGACGCCGCCATCCGGCTCAAGACCGTGATGATGGACGCCGCCGGTCAGGTGCCGCCCGCCTTCCAGGCAGTGAGCGATCTTGCGACCGAGCTTGGCAACAAGCTGCCGGGCACGACCAAGGACTTCCAGAACATGATGTCTGTGCTCAAGGAGATGGGCGTGACCGATGAGGCCATCCTCGGCGGCCTGGGCAAGTCGGCGGCCTACCTGGGGGTTGCGCTCAGGATGCCTTATGAAGAGGCAGCGCGCTTTGCCGCGCGGCTCGCCGAGGCCTCTGGCGTTGCCGAAAAGGACATGTTGACCTTCCTCGACGTGATCGCGCGCACGCGCAACCTGGGCGTGCAGACCGGAGAGATGGAATACGCCTTCGCGCGCGCCGCAGGCAAGCTGAAAGAGATGGGCGTGCAGGGGCTCGCGGCAAGCCGCGAGCTCGCGCCGCTCTACGCGCTGCTGATCCGCACCGGGCTTTCCGGCGAGACCGTCGGCACGGGCTTTGCTGCGGTGCTGACCGGCCTGCAAAAGCTGGTCTATGACACCAGCAAACACATGAACGAAGCACGCGAAATATTGCGTCACTACCACATCACGCTCGACATCATCGATCGGCAGACCGGCAGGCTGAAAGGGCCGCGGCAACTTATTGCAGAGCTTGGGAAGCTCAAGGCGCTACCGTCCCAGATGCGCTTTGATCTGCTGCAGAAAATCTTCGGCGGCGGTCAGGATGCGCAGATGGTCGCGACGATGATCGAGAAGGGCCTGGCTGGCTATCAGCAGATCGCCGACCAGATGGCCGCGCAGGCGGACTTGAACACCAAGGTCGAGGAGCAATTGGGCTCCCTGAAGAATGTGTGGGACTCCGCCTCAGGCACCTGGACGAACGTAAAGGCACTTTTAGGTGGGCTGATCGCGCCCGAGCTCAAGCAGATTCTGAACGCCTTCAATGACTTATCAGAATGGCTTGGCAAACTGATCGAACGCTATCCCTTGATCGGCAAAATGGTCGGCATCACGCTCGCTTTCGGCGGCGCGCTGGTGTTCGCGGGCGGCTCGCTGGCGCTGATGGCGGGCACGGCGATGAAGGCTGTCGGGCCGCTGATGACGATGGCGCGCTGGCTCGGCATCAACCGCGCGCTGGCGGCGGGTGGCGCATTCCTGACCATCGCACGCGAGATCGCCAGCTCCGGCGCGCCGATGAAGGCGCTGGGTGGGCATCTGGGCATGATCGCCGCGCAGGCCAAGGCAGCCGCAGTCGCCCTGGGCGGCACGCTCAAGGCGGCGCTGCTGTCGGCAGGCCGCGCCGTGCTGTGGCTGGGGCGCGCGGTGATGCTCAACCCCATCGGCCTGGCGCTGACCGTCGCCGCGCTGCTGATCTACAAATTCTGGGGGCCGATTTCTGGCTTCTTCAAGGGGCTGTGGAGCGGGCTGTCCCAAGGCTTCAGCAAGATCGCAGACGACATCCGCCGCGCCTTTGCGCCCGCCATGCTGCTGCTGCGGCCGCTCATCGACGCGCTGCGCCCGCTGCTCAATGTATTTGACTGGCTGGGCGGCAAGATCAAGGCCGTCATTGGCTGGCTGGGTGACCTCATCAAACCGATGGACGATGCGGGCGGCGCGGCGCAATCCCTGGGCGAAAAGGTTGGCCTCTATATCGCCGCGATGGTCAAGACCGTGCTGTCGCTGCCGGGCAGGCTGATCGCGCTGCCCATCGAAATGCTCAAGATCGGGCAGCAGATCGTCGCGGGTCTGATCGACGGCATCCAGGCCAGGCTCTCGGCGGCGAAAGAGGCGGTCATGAACCTGGGTGCGACGGTGCGTGATGGCCTTAAAAACCTGCTCGGCATCCACTCGCCATCGCGCGTGTTTGCTGAGCTGGGGGGCTTTCTCGGTGCAGGCTTGTCGCATGGAATGCGTGCCAGCCTGGGCGAAGTGCAGAAAGCCGCCGCTGCGATGGCGGGGGCGGCAACGCTCGGGCTCGCGCCGCCCGCGCTGGCCCTGCCGCCCATGCCCAAAGTCGGCGCGGGCGGGGCGGTGGGCGCGATGCACATCACCTTCGCGCCGCAGATCACCGTCACCGGCGCAGCCAACCCTGAGGCCGTGCGTGCGCAGGTGACGCAGGCGGAGCAGTTGAGCTTTGCCGAGTTCGAGCGGTGGATGCGCCGCTACAACGCCGAGCGCAATCGCGTCGGCTGGGGGTCGACGACGTGAGTCTTTATGCCGTGCTCAATGACGTGGAGCTGGAGATCATCACCTGGCTCGATGGCCTATCCATGCGCTACGGCGCGGAGTATGCCGAGCAGGGGCTGATCGGCAGGAAAAGCCTGCTGCAATACACCGGGCATCGGCCCGACGAGGTGAAGATCGATGCGCGCCTGCATGCGCAGTGGTGCAACCCGGCGGATGAGGTGCGCAAGATCAAGGACAAGATGGATGCCAAAGAGCCGGTGGCCTTCGTGCTCGGCACCGGCGAATACCGGGGCGTGTTCGTGATCACCGAGGCCGAGGTGACGACCACGCAGACCGACGGCTACGGCTCCGCCATCGCCTTCGAGCTCTCGATCACGCTGCGCGAATACGTGGGCGATCCGGCGCAGCCCAACCCGCCGGGTGTGGTGATGGGCGGCTACCGCATCCCGATCGAAGCCGCGACGGTGGATGACTTCGCCCTGATCGAGGATGCGCCCTTGAGCAGTCCCGGCGGCATCGCGCAGATGGCCGCCGATGGACTCTCGGCCATCGCGCGCGGGATTGAGCTCGCGGCGGATGTGGCGAGCTTCGCGGCGCTGGCGCAGAGCCACCCGGCCTCCGCGCTGCTGGCGCTGCCGGGACTTGCCGATGCCGTGTCCGCCTTCGGCGTGACCATCCCCGTCGAAGCCCTCGATGCGCTGCGTGACGTCGCTGCGGTCATCGACGAAGCTAAGCAGGCGCGATCGGCCTTTCAGTCGGCGCGCGAGCAGTTTGGCATGGCAGCGGCCGCGCTCGGTGGTGGGCTCTCTGGCGTTTCGTCGGCCCTGTCGAGCGTGCGCGCGGGCGCGCAGGCGCTCGAAGATGTGCGCGATTCGGTGGGCCGCATTGCGGCAACCGCCGCGAGCCGTCTGCCTGTCGAGGAGGTCTGGGTATGACGCAGGCCATCGTGCACACCACCATCGACGGCGAGCGCTGGGACTTGATCGCCTGGCGCTACTACCGCGACGTGCGCGAGATGCCGCGCCTGATCGCCGCCAACCCGCATGCGCCGCGCGCGGGGCTGCTGCCCGCCAGGCTCAAGATCGCGGTGCCGCTGATCGAGCGGCCCGCTGCCGTCTCTAACGCTGGACTGCCGCCGTGGAAGCGATAACACCACAAGTGCGCATCACCTACAACGGGCGCGACATCACCGCCGACCTCACGCCGTATCTGATGCGCGTTGCCTATACCGACCGGCTCACTGGTGAGGCGGATGCGCTGGATGTGGAGCTTGCCGAAACCGATGCCGTAAAAAGCCGTTGGCTTGCCGAGTGGTATCCCGACAAGGGCATGGAGATCGCCGCCGAGATGGGTTATGCCGGGCAGCCGCTCGTTTCATGCGGGGCCTTCGACGTCGATGAGATCGAGGTTGAATCGCCGCCCATGACCATCCGCATCCGGGCGCTGGCGACGGGTATTTCCCGCGCCGTGCGCACCCGCATCGGGCGCAAGTACGAGAACACCACGCTTGCCAAGATTCTTGATGAGATCGCCAAGCGCATCGGCGCGAAGCGCAAGGGCGAGGTGGCAAACATCCCCATCGACCGCGTAACGCAGTATCAGGAGACCGACTGGGCCTTCGCGGTGCGCATCGCGCGCGAATACGGCTATGCGGTGAAGCTCACAGACAACAACCGGACGCTGGCCGTCATGAAGCTGGGCGACGATGCCGAGCCGGTGCGCACGCTTGCACCCCAGGACATCTCGCGCCTCGCCTATCGTGATCGCATCACCGATGTTCCCAGCCGCACAGAGCTGCGCCATCACGACGCGGCCACCGGGCAACTCGTGGTCTATGGCGCATCGAAAGGCGTCATGGCCCCCGAAGGCACGACCACGGCATCCGACACCAAGAAGCGCCACGTGCGCGCCAAGACCCCGGCGCAGGCTAAGGCCATTGCCGAAGCTGAGCAGGCGCGGCATGAGATCGACAAGACCAGCATCGAAGTGCAGCTTCCCGGTGACCCGCTTCTGGTCG